TAAAAATCAAATCAAATGATAGTAAAAGCAGTTGACGTAAATGTCGAAGAGAAATCAAGAGCGCAGGTAGAGGAAACTTTATTAAAAGAACATGAAGAGCAGTATAAAGATTCTTCAGACGGAATTGAACGTATTGATTTTAGGAACAAAGAAAATTCATCTACCACAGAAACAATAGTTGACGAGGGTAAAACAGATGAAATTAAAAAAGATGAAACAGCATTGCCAGATTTTAATGATGATGATGTTATTTCATATATAAAGAAAAGATACGATAAAGACATTAATTCTATTGACGAATTATTTGCGGAAAAAGAGGCAAATACTGAGTTACCAGAAGATGTGTCTAAGTATTTAAAGTACAAGCAGGAAACTGGTCGTGGTATTAATGATTTTTACGAATTACAAAAAGACATTGATAACATGGAAGACAATGCTGTGCTTGCTAATTATTACGAGGCGACTGAAGAAGGTTTAGACTCGGAAGATATCCAAGACATTATTGAAGATAAATTTTCATATGATGAAGATTTAGATGATGAAAAGGATGTTAGAAAAGTAAAATTAGCGAAAAAAAGAGAACTTGCGAAAGCTAAGACGTTTTTAAATGAACAAAAAGATAAATACAAAATTCCTCTTGAGTCAAGTGGGAATGGATTATCTGGAGATCAAGAAGAAAATTTAATAGCTTACAAAAAGTCAATCGAGGAATCGAAAAGTATTACAGAGCAAAATTCTAAAAGGTATGATTATTTCTTAGACAAAACCGAGTCGGTTTTTAACAATGAATTCAAAGGTTTTGATTTCTCAGTTGGTGAAAAAAATATTACTTTTAAGTCGGGCGATGCAAGCGAGCTTAAAAATGTTCAATCTGATGTTAATAATTTCATTAACAAATTCATGGACAAGGATGGTTTAATTGATGACGCGACAGGATACCATAAAGCCTTATCGGTTGCTATGAATCCTGATAAATTTGCTAAACACTTTTACGACCAGGGGGTTGCTTCAGCTTTAGATAACTCTAACAGGAAATCTAAAAACATCAATATGGATGTTAGACAGCAATCACAAACGGTATCCAAAAATGGAATATCTATAAGGCCTGTAAATCCAAGTAATGATAACGGACGAGGACTCAAAATTAGAAGTATTAAAAAAAGTTAAACATTAAAAAAAATTAAAATTATGGCAGTAAATGTAACTCCAGGATTTGACTTGCAGCCAAGTGCGCAGCAAACTCCTTTATCAACAAATTACATAAACAACTTTGATTTCTTAAATCAGTATCTTCCAGATACTTATGAAAAAGAATTTGAGCGTTATGGAAACAGATCAGTAGCATCATTTTTAAGAATGGTTGGCGCTGAAATGCCTTCTAATTCTGACCTTATCAAATGGGCAGAACAAGGAAGATTACACACTAAATATCAAGCAGTTACTTCTGCTGGTGCGGCAGGTGCTGATGCGGCTGTTTGGACTATTCCAAATAACCTAACAAACTTTAACCCAGCGTTAAATAATACGCAAGCAGCTTTTAGAGCAGGTCAAACGGTTATGGTTTCAGATAATACTGCTGGTTCTACATTACAGAACAAAGGTATTATTACTGTAGCTCCAACGGCAGCTGCTCCTAATGTTGTAACAATCGCTTACTACGAAGGTGCAGGTCAAACAATGGCGGCAGGTGTATCATGTGATATTTTTATCTATGGTTCTGAATTTGCAAAAGGTGTAAACGGAATGGTTGGATCTAATGAGTCTGATGATTTTATTTTCCAAAACAAACCAATCATTATCAAAGACAAGTATTCTGTTTCTGGTTCTGACATGGCTCAAATTGGATGGATTGAAGTTACATCTGAAAATGGTGCATCTGGATATTTATGGTACTTAAAATCTGAACACGATACAAGACTTCGTTTTGAAGATTATTTAGAAACAGCTATGATTGAAGCAGTTCCTGCTGATGCTGGTTCTGGTGCAGGAGATTATTTGCAAGGTGTAGGTGCTGGACTTAGTGGTGTAAACTTATCTGGTTCAGAAGGAATTTTCTACGTAGTAGGAAATAGAGGTAATGTATATGGTGGGGGGAACCCAACAACTTTAGCTCAATTTGATAACATTATTCAGAGACTTGATAAGCAAGGTTCTATTGAAGAAAATGTTATTTTTGTAGACAGACAATTCTCATTTGATATTGACGATATGTTAGCATCACAAAACTCTTATGGAGCAGGTGGTACTTCTTATGGTTTATTTGACAATGATAAGGACATGGCTTTAAACTTAGGTTTTTCAGGATTCCGTAGAGGTTATGACTTCTATAAGACAGACTGGAAATACTTAAACGATCCTACTATGAGAGGTGGTATAAATGCAGGTGCAGTAAACGGACTTTTAGTTCCAGCTGGATCAACAACTGTTTATGACCAAGTCTTAGGTAAGAACGCTAAGAGACCATTTTTACATGTTCGTTATAGAGCTTCAGAAACTGAAGACAGACGTTACAAGTCTTGGATTACTGGTTCTGCTGGTGGTGCAAGAACAAGCGATTTAGATGCAATGGAGGTAAACTTCTTGTCTGAAAGAGCTGTATGTACTTTAGGTGCAAACAACTTCTTCTTATTCCAAAAAGCTTAAGAATTTAAGTAATAACTACCCTCGTTCTAGTAGCGAGGGTAATTATTTTTTTTTATAAATCAAATTAAATTATATTATAATGACAACAAAAAAACCAGTGTACTCAGCAAAAGCTTATCGTTTAAGAGGCGACAGAGCGCCTTTATCATACATGTTAGCATCTCGACACTCACAGAGATCACCTTTATTACATTTTGATGAAGAGCAAGGATTAAATAGACCATTAAGATATTCTCGTAATCAGAAGTCACCTTTTGAAGATGAGCAAGATGGAAATGCTATTTTAGAACCTATTGTTTTTGAGGATGGAATGTTATCAGTTGGTAAAGAAAATCAAGTGTTGCAAAAGTTTTTACATTTACACCCAAGTAATGGTAAGGTATTTGAAGAAGTAAACAGAGAGCGTGACGCTACAGCTGAATTAGAGCATGTTGAAATGGAGCTAGAGGCTCAAATTGCAGCAAAACAAATTACAAAAGACATTAAAAAATTAACTCAAGTATGTCGTGTATTAATGGGTAATGGAGTTGAATCAATGACTTCGCCAGAATTAAAAAGAGACTTATTGGTTTATGCTAAACATAATCCTGAAGATTTTTTAGATACAATTAACGACCCAATGCTAGAACTTATGGATGATGTTCATCAATTTTTTAGTGCTACATTATTAGGTTTTAGAAATAACGGTAAAGACGTTTACTACAACCTACCTAACAATAAGAAAAAAATGTTGACAATACCATTTGGAGAAGATCCTTATTTTATTGTTTCATCTTTCATGCAAAGTGATGATGGTTTAGAAGTATATAAACTTTTAAAAAACAAGTTAAAATAAATAATTTCAACTAACTGAAAATTAGCTACCCTAAAACGGTGGCTTTTTTTTTGCTATATTTGTACTTTACTAACTCATAAATTATATTATTATTATGGACAAATTTTTAAGTATACCGGTAACTGGTCAAGGGGTTCAATTGGTTCCTTGTAACAATTTAAAACTTGTTGAGGCGGCTTCAGTTACTTCAACAACTTTAACTTACGCAAGTGGCGATGTAGTAACAATTACTCACGCAACCGTAGGGGCAGCTTCAGGAACAAATTCTGGAACTCAGTTTAGACAATTTATACAAAGAGAAGTGCAAGATGCTTTAGCAACTTCATGGACCCACGTAAGTAGAGGGGTTTTCCCTCAATTCGCAGTATCTGACATTAGTATTGCATAACATTTTTATTAACTCATAAATTATTATTATTATGGAAAAATTTTTAAGTATCCCAGTTTTAGATGGTAATGGGACTAATAGTCAATTTCAACTTGTATCTATTTCAGGTTTAAGACATATTGGACAAGCATCAACAACAACCGTTGTATTGCATTATTTAGGTGGAAAAACAGTAACATTAACTTATCCTGTAGCAACAGCATCTCCAATTTTATTGGAATCAGTTCAAACATCAGTTAAAGATGCGTTAGGAACTGGATGGACAAATGTAGTTGAACAACACATTCCTCATGGAGCGATTGTGCCTGCAATTATACCGCCAGCAACAAAATTAGTTATTATTAATCCGCTAAGTGCAATAGCAATAGCATAATGATTCAAACAATGGAAAAATTTATAAACTTTAAACAACTTGATGTTGTTAAAACAGGAACATCAACATCAGATGGGTCGAGTGCTTTAACTTTAACTGATTCTGCGGCTACTTTTACACAAGATGTTTTAGTAAACGCAATTGTTTGGGACAGAACAACTGGAGCATCAGTTGGAGGACAAAAATATTTAGTAACAGCAGTTACAGATACCGTATTAACTTTAGTTGCAGTTGGTGTTACAGCCGATCAAGGAACAGGTGTTCCAAATGCTGTAGGTTATTTTATCTATATGCCAGAATACACAGTTTTACAATTCGGAATGGCTACATCAACTATTCCTAAATACTTAGTAGACAGTAGTGTTAATTTCATTTTAGCTGGTGTTAGTGTAGGGGATTACGTTAGAGATATTACAGGGTCGTTTGTAACTACGGTTACTTCTGTGTCTAAATACCAACTTGGTGTAGCAGATACTGTTTTTAGTGTCAATGACAATTATCTTGTGTACAAAGAAGGAGCTAATGATTTTGATAGAATGGTAAGGTCGGCTAATGTTGCTGATGTTTCAAATAGTTCAACATCATCAGCTATTGTTAATATTACATACGATACAGCTGGAACAGATGTAGGTAGAATTGATTATGCATATTCGTCTACTATAGGTGCTAACGCAGATATGAGAGGAGCTATACAGGACGCTATTGTTTCTTCTTTAGAAACAGAATGGTATCAAGTATCAACAGATTTTTCAGGTCTTTTAAACCCTGCTAACTCAGTAAGTAACGCAACTTGGTTAGGTGGTAGAGATTACTTTATTTTAAGAATACAGTAGTATTATTACACTTTAATAAACAAGGGGCTACAAAAAAAGTAGCCTCTTTTTTTTTTGCTATCTTTGTAAAAAGAATTAATTATGCCAATAAACGAAGTACGAAATACCGTATTAGCGATAGTCAATAAAAACAACTACGGATATATATCACCACAAGATTTTAATTTGTATTGCCAACAGGCTCAGATGTCTATTTTTGAAGACTATTTTTACGCGTACAATGACCAATTGTCAAAAGAAAATCAAAGAGTTTCTGGAAGCGGATACGCTGATCTTACTAAGGGTTTAGTAGAAGTAATAGACAGTTTTTCAGCAACTCAAACTTTAACATCCCCTGGAATAAATTTATTTAATTTACCTTCTAATTATTACTTAATTAATAAGATTAATTATTACCCTACAGTAAGTACTTCAGGAACAACAACGGCAGCAGGAGCATTAACTTTAACAGACACTACAGCCACTTTTACAACTACTGTAACAGCTGGGCAGCTTGTTTCATCTACGTCCAATACAAGTACAACCGCTGGTCAAACAGCCTATGTTGTTAGCGTTGACACTGACACTCAATTAACTTTGTCTGTTGATATATTTGGAGTAGCACAAACAATTGGGGATAGTTATACAATTGTAAATAACAAAGGCATTGTAGAGGTAGAAAGAGTAAATCAAAGTAAAATATTTTATTTAAATTCTTCGCCACTTACATCTCCATCCACAGGTTATCCTGCGTATGTTTTAGGTAACGCTACCGCAACAATTTCTGGAAACATAATAAACGTATACCCAGATACATTGACAACACCTGGAACAATAATGGCTCAGTACATAAGGTATCCTCGTGACCCTAAATGGACTTATATTGAAATAACAGCAGGGGAACCTGTGTTTAATGCTTCGCAAGATGATTACCAAGATTTTGAGTTACCTTTATCTGATGAGCCTGCATTAATAGCAAAAATATGTAAGTACGTAGGAGTAGAAATTAGAGAGTCAGATGTATATCAATTTGGAGTAGCCGAATTACAATCAGAACAACAAACACAAGGATAGATGGCATATATAAACGATTACGCATATTACCAAAACTCAGGAACGACTCCAACAGATGCAAACTGGGGGTCATATCAATATATATCTTTGGCAGACATAGTTAATAATTTTATGTTAATGTATCAAGGAAACCATGAATTAATAAATAACATTGAACGTTATCAAATATTATTTCATGCAAAAAGAGGTATTCAAGAATTAAACTACGATGCTATGAAGGAAATAAAAATCCTTCAATTAGATGTTACGTTACAACTTCGTTTTATACTTCCTCAAGATTATGTAAATTGGGTAAGAATTTCTGTAAATGAAAATGGAGTTTTAAAACCTTTAACAGAAAATATTCAAACAAATTGGTCATCAGCTTATCTTCAAGATCAAGATGCAAATATATTATTTGATCAAGACGGAAATGTTTTAAGACCTCAAAATTCAGAGCTTGATTTAGAAAGAATTAGAGGTACTGCAAAAAGTATTTATTTAAACGCAGGTAATTCGTTTGATGGTTCAGAGGGTTACTGTTGTGATGGCAACTGGTATTTTGACTATTCTGTAGGCGCTCGCTTTGGATTAAATACTGAAACAGCTAATGCTAATCCTACGTTTACTATTGATAAGCAAGCTGGAGTTATTAACTTTAGCAATATTTCTAATGCTGCATCTGTGGTTTTAGAATATGTTTCTGATGGTATGGAGGGTGGTGTGGATGCTAATGTCCAATTAAATAAATTGTTTGAAGAGTATATTTACGCTTATGTAAAATATTCAATTTTAAACGGTAGATTATCAGTTCAAGAATACGTAGTTAATAGAGCAAGAAAAGATAAATCATCTTTACTAAGAAATGCTAAAATTAGATTAAGTAATATGCACCCTGGCAGACTCTTACAGAACATGAGAGGTCAGAATAAATGGATAAAATAATATGCCAATAGTTACAACAAATTTTATTGCAGGTAGAATGAATAAGTCTGTGGATGAAAGACTTCTTCCTCCAGGTGAATATATTGACGCGCTAAATGTAAGGTTGGGTTCAACTGAAACTACTGAAATAGGCGCTGTTGAAAATGCTAAAGGAAATTCAAGATTAACGTATTTAGCTTATAACGGTGAACCATTAAGTATTAATACTACCTGTATTGGAGCTTATGAAGACGGTGTTAGGGAAACTATTTATTGGTTTATTCATGACGCTACAAATCTTGAGGCTGCTGGTGGAATTGTAGATATGGTTGTTTCTTATAACACTACTAGTCAAGTAATTAACTATCATATAGTTACTGAAGACCTTTTAAATTTTGACCCTAAACATTTAATTACTGGAATAAATTTGCTTGATGATTTATTATTTTGGACAGACGACATTAATCCTCCAAGGTATATAAATATTGACAGAAATTACCCATTACCAATTGCCAATGTTGATCAGATTATAGAAGAAGATATTAGTGTAATTGTTAAAATCCCTGGGTTTGAAAATATAGTGAATAATAATGTTCCTTTAGCGGTTCCAAAAATCACTTTATTAAACGTTCCTGGTGGAGAAAATTATATTGAAAATAAATTTCTTTGTTTTGCTTATAGGTATCGATATTTAGATGGGCAATATAGCGCCACATCTTTATTTAGTTTACCGGCATTTGCAGCTAAACCTTTTAGGTTTGATACTAAAAATTACAATAATTCAGGTATGCAAAATTTATACAATGGTATAAATGTTGAATACTCAACAGGTAGCAGTAGGGTTGTGCAAATAGATTTACTTTTTAAAGAGAGTAATTCAAATAATATAAATGTAATTGAAAGATTTGTAAAAAAAGATTATGGTTGGCCAGATAATACTGTTCAGTCATATGTTTTTACAAACAGTAAAATTTACACAGTTATAGGAGCTGATGAATTACTTCGTCAATACGATAATGTTCCAAGGTTTGCTAAAGCACAAATTATTCAAGGCAACAGATTAATGTATGGAAACTACATTGATGGTTATAATTTTACTAGTGGTGATTCAGGTGGTACTAATATTGCTTTAAACTATACCACAAGTATAATAAACACTATTATTTCTTCTGAAGAATTACCTTTTGCTAGTTTAAATTCAGGTCTTAGTTATACTATTGATCCAGCAGACACCAAAACTTATGACAACAATAAAGTTATTTTTGATTTATCTTCAACCGTTGGTAAATTAAAAAAGAATTCTTTTATTAGTTTTTCATTTAATCTTGAAAATCAAGTTACTGTAGTTGGCGCAGGTCAGTCTACAAACCCTGCTTGGATAGCAAATAATCAATTTAAAAACAGTTCATTTACGCTAAACTTAAATATAACTTTAGATGCAGACTATAGCTCAACATATGCTTTTGTTAGTAGTCCTTTGTTTCAAGATGCTATAGGTACGATACTAAATACAAATTTTAAACCTATTGCAGACTCAGCAGACGGAAATTCTTTAACTGATTATTTTAATAATGAACTATCATCTCCTGCGGTTTCTTATGTTTTTAATAAAATTAATAGTAGTATAACAAGTTCTACTGTTCAACAAGGGTTTTTAATTACTGGTGCTTCTCCTGGGGTAAATACCTTTAGTTTACAGACTATTGCGATGCAGTATCAAAACATAGACTCTACTCCTTTAACAACTAATATTTACGAATACTTTAGGTTTATTAGTGCTGAAGGAGGGTTTAGTACAACAACAGATACAGGTAGTTTACATAGTAATAGAGATTATGAAACAGGAATTGTTTATAGTGACGATTACGGAAGGTCATCTACTGTTTTAGTTTCAGAAAGAAATACAGTTTATATAGAACCTGGAGATAGTGATAAACAGAATAATATACAGGTAGCTGTTAATTCTTTAGCACCTTACTGGGCTGAAAGATATAAGTTTGTAGTTAAACCAAGTTTAGGAAACTATGAAACTA